TCAATCATGTCAACAGAGACTTCATGATTCGCTATCTTATAGTAGTGATGTTTCACTCCCCATGCATCAGGTTTGTATCCAAGATATTTTAAATCTTTGTTTGATTTATTTTCTCTAATCCATGCCTGTAGACGGTAGTGCATTAATTCAGATTTACTAGGCATTATAAAGGTAGTTTTGCTCTTGAAGTTTTCTTTAAAAAGTTAAGTTGCATGGCATCATACTTTAACTTTTCTTTCATTGGTTTTGTAATTAATTTAGAAACTGCTTGCAATTCAATCTTATTCTCTTCGCAGAATGTAAGAATAGCATCAATGTAATTAAACTTGTAGGTTTTTACTAGTTGCTCAACCTCGTCTGTAAACCTCTGCTTGCATAAGAATTTTTCCTTAATGACATCATCAAGTTTATCGTCTGTTTTTTTGTCTTTACTTGCCATGTGTTCCTGTTTTGTAATCGACAAACTTTCTAATGTATTTGGTAAGAAGTTTAATATACTCACCTTTGTTCCTTTTTTCGTAGACAACACAGTCTCCATTTTCCGCCACCATAATAGTAATCAATTTTTTAACTGGAATCCCAGTCATTTCAAAGTACATACATGCGTATGCAGTCTCCTGTACGAAATAGTTTTCAATCCATTCCTCTGGTTTAATTTTGTTTGCAGTTTTAAAATCTATTACCGCTAACTCGCCATCAAACTCTGCGATACAATCTACTCTACCTGCCAACCCCAGATAGTCACTATACATCGACTTCTCTAGAGCATGTATGTTATTTATGCGATCCAAATGTTGCTTGGATTGCAAGAACAAAAATTTTGTAGAAGGGAGAATATTCAATTCATTGATATCCTCATTATTCATGTAGTGCTCTACTACATCATGATACTTAGTTCCTCTAAAAGTAGATTCCCTAGTAATCTTGTTTGCTTTTTCTTCTCCAACTTTTTTTCTCCACTTAATGAATATATCACGATTGTAGAAACTTGTTACAGAAGTGATCGAGGGATACTTTTTACCAGACGGAGTTATATAAAAACGAGTACCGTCAATTGCCACAGTTTCAAGATCAACATTCTCTGACAAATAATCTAAATGTGTAAACATTACATACCTAAAGTTGTTTTAGCAAGGAGGTAATTACGGACTAGTCCAGAACGGACAATATCTTCAATACCAAATTCAATAGAAGCAAAGTCTTGCTCCATAGCAGAAATGATTTTCATAAATTCTAGAATACCATTCCTTTCATTCGTCTTTGTAAGGTCAGTCTGAGATGCATCACCACAGAATATAATCTTACTGTTTTCACCAACTCTTGTTATTATACTATCAAGTTCATGAAAATTCAAGTTTTGCATTTCATCAACAAGAATGATAGAGTTGTCTAGTGTTGTTCCACGAATGAATGATGTGGACCAAAACTTAACTGTTTCTTGTGATTTGAGTGCACCATAGAGTAATTCAAACTCAGTGTCATCTGCCATCTCAAACATATATTTTACCATATGTTTGTATGGAATTTGATATAGAAAAGATTTGTCTTCATGATCTCCAGGTAGGAAACCAATCTCACGAGTAGATACTAATGATCTGACAAGATATACATTTTCAAATGGTGTTATGGGATCAAGAACATCTTTTAAAGCAAGATACAATGCTGCAAAAGTTTTACCTGTTCCTGCACAACCATATGCAAATATATTTTTACCCTCTTTGTATGCTTCAAAAAATCTTTCTTGACTTTTTGTTAATGGTTGAATATCAACCATTGCATCTGTGTTAATGGGTTTTTTTCTTTTTAATCTCTTTGCACTCATACTACCGATCCCACTAACGGGATCTCCATTCTTTCTTTTCTTTGTTGGCATTAGAATTGATAATCTCTGTTTTTACGAACTACTGATCCTGGTTGACGGGATGCTCTATCTAGAACTTCGTTCCAACCAGAGGATGCTGCTTCTCCTCCCCATTTAAACATCTCTTGGGATGCTGCAACTCCTGCTTGCCAATCTTTATCCCAATCGGGATTATCTTTTCTCCATTGATCGTACTCTTTCATAGTCATGTGGAGTTCTTTTTTCTCTTTAGACTCTTTATGAATTACTGGATATGTGGGCATAAGTGTTTTAAGTTTTGTAAAGTTATTTAGACCCATTCAAGGGCTTCAGATACAGTGGGGAATTGTTCGGTAAACACCTTACGACATGCTTCTGCAATATCCATGTGTTCTTTCTGTGTTCCGTGTGCAGATCTTAAGTTGATATAATGAATCCAAGAACGACATGATCCTGTCATGTATATTCTTGTAGGAGTGCATAATGGTAATACCATTCTAGCACATTCTTTTGCAACATCCAACTCCAACATTTGATTATACAATGCAAGAGATGAATCAAACAAAGTTTTCATTTGTTTGTTCAGTGTGTCTATCACATTTGGATCTAGATCATCAGTGCTATTCTGACGATTCTTCTGATCTTGTCTGCGAAGTTCTGGAAGTTCTATATCACCTAAAGAATTAGTTTGTGCATACCTTTGGGAAAACTCTTGAAACGTAAATGACCTATGACGTAATATTTGTGCAGCAATTGCACGAGTAGTTTCTATTTCTAATGTCATTGTAGATTGTTCAAACACAGACCAATGGTTATGTTTGATGCAGTACTTTAAGAGTCCTGCATATTTTTCATTATCTTGATTAGACGGATTAGACACTCTAGCAATATATGCCATAGTCTGTTCCGCATCAGGAGTGATACTAATTAAATTAACTGTCATGTTTAATCGGGGTAACCGTCATCATCATCTAACACCTCATCATAATCCTGTAGGATCGTTGCAGGTGGACTTGTATATAGGTCTACATCAGAATAGACTTCTGCTTTAATTTCTTCAACTAATGATTCTAGATCAAGAACCATTCGTTTTAGTTTTGTTCTGTCCATAATCAATATAATGACTCTTCTATTATAGCACAAAAAAAGAAGGGGTACAACCCCTTCGATTCTTCTATAAGAGTACCGTTAACTCTTTGAAGCGAACTTACGTTTTACTTTGATTCCACGATACATAAGATCGAAGTTTCTCTGCTGTGCTTCCGCTTGTACCATGTTGCGGTACTCTTCGGAGTCATACTTGACTCCACGATAAGTGACTTGTGCCATCGGTTTTCTCCTGTAGGATGAGGTTGT